AGGCGACCTCCCAGGGTCTCCTGCAAGGTCTCCACCAGTTCGGCGGGGGTGCTCTCCGCTGAGACGATAGCCAGATCAAAATCCGTCCTGATCGCGAGTTCGTTTCCCATCTTCACTCAACTCCTTTCGCGGATGCCCCGCATTTCAATGCGGGGAGGAAGCGGAAGCCGGGCGAAGCCCGGTGTAGCACATCCATCCGCTGATGTGCTACAGTTTTGCCATGCACGGTAACCCCACGCCTACCGTCTGTGACGGCCTTGCCACGGCGTACCGGGATAACAAGTGCATTGGCGTAGCGGCTGGACTGCTGCGCTATGGGCCGCCTGACACGGCCCGGCCCGATAAGGGTCAGGCTCCTTCCGTGGGGAAGGGGCTGGATGGAGTAAAGGTGTGGGCTTCGGCTCATGCAGACTCCAACCTTGAAAGTTCCGCGTAGGAACCCCTGTTCTTCAGAACGGGGAGGATGTCAGTCAACTCCTTTTTCCCCGTTCGCCAGCGCCTTGTGGCGCGATTGGCCTCGTTCAAATCCCCCCACCGGCCTGAGCACCTGCCCCGGCCCCACCACCTCCGCCATGACCACCAGCAGGCTCTCGAGGGGCCGCATCTGCGCCCGCCCGTGGGCGTCGTAGTAGACGCCGTAGATGGCCTGGACGACCCAACCGGCGTCGGTGTAGCGCCGCCAAAAAGTCCGCTCGCGCCGGACGACCTCGGAGAGGGGCACGATGGGCTCCTGGGCGCTCAGGCCCATGAGCAATGTTTTGGTAGCGCCCGAGGGGTGCTCGAGCACGACGCGCAGCGAGGCGGGGTAGCCGCTCACCGCGCCACCCCCTCTCCGTTGCACCGCCCGCAGGGGATGTCGTCGCCCCAGCGCCCCGAGCCGGAGCACGAGGGGCAGGGCGACTTCTCGATCGGGACTTCGCCCCACCCCCCGCATGAGGGGCAGGGGATTTCCTCGAAAACGCCCTCGACCCCCAGCTCGGGGTACTTCTCCAGCCCATCGGCCAGAGACTCGCCAACATCCCGCGGCTCTACACGCCCCCACCCGCCGCACACGGGGCATAGCGTCTGATCAGGATCCATGCCCCGATAGAAGACGCGCAGCCTCGAGGGCCCGCGCACCACCGGCCAGGCAGCCACGTCGCCCGCCAGCCCCTCGTAGCCGTGGGGCTCGGCGTAGCGGGCCAGGACGAGGGCCTTCTGGGGGTCGCGCCGGTGCAGGTCGATCAACCGCCCGATCAGGCCCTGGGGGTGGGCCTCGCGCCACGCCGCCAGAGCTCGGGCCTCGAGGATTGGATTCTCGTGGATAGCCATGTCGCCGGTGCCGCCACAGTCAGCGCAAAGAGAGTAGCGTTGAGGCGGGTTGGCGGGGTTACAGCCCCGATTCAACCAAAAATCAGTAATCCCTTCCTCGTCGAAAATGAAACCTTTTAGCCAGAGCCGGTCGAGTTCCCTGTAGGCGGGGTGTTCGATCTCACCCGCGCCATTGCATTGGAGGCACCTAGCCATTGCGAACCTCCACCAGCTCGCCATCGCACTCGACGTGGCAGCGCAGCCCCCACGCTGCCACCCACTCGGGGCCGTATTCTTCGCCGCACAGCTCGCAGCGCCAGCGACGACCAGCCATAGACAAAGCCCGGCGGAGGTGGGCGACCTCTTCACGAGCGTCGTACAAAAGCACATCGAGGCTAGGTGAAGCCAAGGGATCTTTCGCCGGGTCAGCTGCCTCCCGCAGCCGCTTGAGGCGGGCCATCACAACCTCAAGTTGTTGCTGAAGCCGTTCACTATCCCTTTGTGTTGTGGTATGATTCATGTGTACCTCCTTCTACCTCCCCCGGCGTAGCAGCGCCGGGGGGCGTTTTATCGTGGCTCCTCGTCAAATAGGAGAGCCACGGAAACGCCAAGACCTTTAGACAGCTTAGCAAGGGTATCGTACATTGGCACCCTCTTCCCCCGCTCGATGTCCCCCAGGCCCGTGCGGGACAAGCCGGAGGCATCGGCGAGCTGGGCCTGGGTGAGGCCCTTTTGCTTTCTAAGCAGCCTTACCCGTTCTCCGATTCCCATGCCTCTACCATAGCACATGGAGGGATAATGTCAAGCCTTGCCCAGCAGAGGTAATGTCAACACTCCTTGACATTTACAAGGGGGCGAGATAGTATGTGGGTGGAGGTGATGAATGATGAAATATCAGGTTGTAAGCGAGTGGTTCTCGAATGAGCCAGTTGCTGTAACGCTGAAGGAGTTCATTGATTACGTCAAGGAAGAGTGGGGTTACACCCCTAAGCTGAGGGAAAGCCTGGGCGTTGTGTCTGTCTGCTACTACTACGATCCCGAGCAGCACACGCGGGTGTACGACGGGATGCCAGACTTTGACGCCGAGCGCTGGTACAGGGCTGGGGCTAACTGGGAGACCGTTTTGGTTCCCGCCCACAACGACGAGTAATTTCTGAAGGAGGTAGATGATGAAACTTTCAGTTGCGTTGAAAATCGCTCTTGGGTTCCACGCCATCGCCCGCGCGAGTGGGCATCTGTGGGGGCAGCTCCCCCGTGACCAGGTAGCCGCTGCCGTTGCGGCCCTCGGCCCGGACGTTACTGCCGAGGCTATCGCGCGGGTCATCCGCGAAATGGCCGAGCAGCTCCCCTGCGGCCCCGTGGGCGGAATCCTCGGCCCTGTGGCGCGTGACAACGAGCTGGTACTGGCTATCGGCGGCCAGCAGCAGCTGATGATTTTTGCTCATTCGCGTGGGTTCATGGCTCGCTACTTCGCCCCCACCGGGGCGCAAACCACCTATAAATCTAGGTGGTACGAAGGGGTGGATCTGCGAGAGGCCGATATCGGTGAGTGGGAGCAGTTTGGGGGTGAACCCCGCCCCCGCGACTATGCCCGCATCGTGTGGGCGTTGGAGGTGGCAGACTGGCTGCAAAGCCCAGTCGTGCCTCTCCATGATGAAGAGGCCTGGGAGGAGTACCACCGCTACAGGCAACTCGGGCATAAGTTTGGGGCGGGCCACATCCTGGCCGCCCCCGATGGTGGGGCTGAAGAGCCCGACGAGCCTGAAGAAGCGATGGCGTAACTCACGCCGACAGCAGCCCTCGGGGGTCCCGAGGGCTTTTCGTTTTTGCCGCCCTACTCTTTAGTCCTCCTTCCCCCCCGTCGGCCAGCGGGGGGCTTGGCTTTTATCGGGAGGCTGTCGCCCCCCGTTTGGCCCTATAAACATTTACCGGGTCTAACATTTGTTCGACCGATACACCGTGGTAGCGGGCGATCTGGAGCAGCCTCCAAATCGGCGGGGTCGCCACATCCCGCTCGTAGTGGCTATACAGGATTCTAGAGATTCCCAACTAGTCAAGTAGCACTTACGCTAAGGGGCTTGACATATCTGTACGGCCACAGTATAGTTATCTCATGGAGATAACGCTGTACCACGGCTCATCTAATTCAAGAATCAAATCCCCTCGCCTGGGCAACGGCGAGGCTCACGGCCAGGCCGCTGGAGGAGTGGTGGGCATCTTCAGCGCCGCCTTCTCGCCGGAGGTGGCGCGGGAGTACGGGGAGGCAGTATACGCCTTCGAAATCGAGGAGGTCGGCGATGAGGTTCTCCTCGAGTCCTACAGCGAGCTGGAGCGGCTCGCTGAGGGGGGCAACCTCCCTCCCGTCGCGGTAATCAAGCACTGGGCGGGGGATGAGGTGGCGATCACCGACCTCTCCCGCATCCGCAATTGGCGCAGGCTCTAAGCCCTCTAGCCCGTCCCCCGGCGGGTAATCCCGGGGGAAAGGAAAAACAAATGGAGAACATCTGGAAGGAGATCGAAGCACGCGGGGGAGGAGTCGGAGCTGTTCTGGCAGAGGCGAACCGGCAGGGATGGAACGCGTGGATCGCCATCGCTGCCGAAGCGCTCATGGCGGGCGCTCGGCGCGAACAGATCGAAACGCTCTTTGAGTGGGCGTTGGAGGGCTACCCGGAGGCCACCGCAGCCTACCTCCGGGAGCTGTGGGAGGCAGCATGATCCGCCTCCAGCGGGTCACCCCGAGCGTTTTCGCCCGCTTCGCCTCCTCCGGCCGCTTCGTGCCGGAGGGGGAACCCGAAGAATATTGGGGGGGGTGGTTCATTATCCCCCCCACCGGCTATGTCCGGTGGGTAGGGTCTGATGAGCTTGGAATGCCCGATATGCGGGCGCTCGGGGATGCGCTGGAGTTGGCCCTCCGCGACCAGCTCCACTACCAGGATGAAACTGACGCTCAGGGCCTGGCACGGCTCCTGGGCGTCAGTTACCGGCGCGCTCTCGCCCTGCTAAAAGATGGGCGCATCGAGGGGGCCTATCAGGAGGAGGGCGGGCAGTGGCGGGTTCCCATCCCGCCGCGCATTCTGCCGGGGCGCCGGGGGCCGAGGGCGGGTTGGGAGGGCCTGAGTTGATCGCCCCGTTCCAGGCCGCCGGGAGGGGGCCGGGCGCAAACCCGGTCCCCAGCCGGTGCCCGCCGGGCGAGTCAAGAGCCCGAACCCTATTGGAGGAGATGGTAGAGATGGGTCTGTTGGAGGCCAGGGGGGCCAAGAGAGGACGGGTCTATCACCTGAGCGCGGGGGTGTACAAGCGTCTGGGGAGGCCTTCGGCCTATGTTCATCGCCGTGGTTTCGACGCCCTTCAACAGGAACAGATGGTTCTCACCTACCTCAAAAGCCACGGTAGCATCACCCGTGGGGAAGTTGCTGGGCTATGCCATCTGACCCCATCCCAGGCCGAGTATCTGATGCGTAAGCTGAAAAAAGCTGGGAAAGTGCGCCTGGTGGGCAAAGGTCGTTCAGCCCACTACGAGTATCTCAACACAAACTCTGAAAGTTGATTTCTTAACTCTGAATCAGAGTTTTTGTCGAGTTCAGGAGTTAATGTCAACTACCCCGGACTGAAGTCCGAGGCTTGCAAGTGGAACGATAGCCATGAACAGCATCTCATACCCCCGCGTTCGGCTGGTTGACGGCAGCCCGGCGGCCAATGTTGACCGCCGCGAAGTAGTCCGCAGGCCCAGAGCACCCGCAGGCTACGCAACGAAACAGCGCCTGCGTAGGACGGTTCGCCTTCTCGGTATGTCCGCAGGCTGGACATTGCCGGGAGGTGTTCTTTGGGTCAACCCAGACCAGCGGCACTCCGGCGCGTTCGGCTTTGTACCGCAGTTTTTGACCCAGGTCATGGAACGCCCAGCTATGCAGCGTGGCCCTCTGGGGCTTGCGGAGCCGTACCCGTTCGCGGATGCCCTGGAGGTCTTCCAGAGCAAGGCCGCGTCCGGTGCGTTGAGCCTTAGCCACAATGCGTTTGCTGATGCGGTGGTTGACGTCGTTGGCGAAGCGCCGCTCTTTGCCCGAGAGCCTCTTCAAGCGGCGTTTGGCCCCCTTAGTGCCCTTCTTTTGCAGCTTCTTCCTGAGTCTCCGGTGGCGGTGTCTGACCGAGTTGAGGTGCTTGCCCGAGTAGGTCTCGCCATCCGAGTCGGTGGCGATGTTGACGATGCCCAGGTCTACTCCCAGAAAGCCGTTAGAGAAAAGAGGGGGTGTGGGGGAGCGATAATCCCCCGGACTTTCAGTCCGTGGGATACATGGACTCCCCCACGTCCGCCGGAGGCGGACATAGCATAGTGGGCGGCGGATGTGCTATGCTGTACATAGAAACGGCCCGGCGGTGTTGGTGCACCCCGAGCCCGGCATTACCTGGATGGGAGGTAACGCATATCGAATCTACCACATACAGAAAGGCGTTCAAATACCGCCTGTACCCCACCCAGCCCCAGCACAAAGACCTGGAGCGCACCCTTGCGCTGTGCCGCCAGTTGTACAACGCGGCCTTGCAGGAGCGCCGGGAGGCCTACCGCAAGGCAGGCCAGAACGTGACCTACTACGAGCAGAAGCGCTCGTTGGTGGAGATACGGGCCGAGTTGCCGGAGTACCAGCGCATCCACTCCCAGGTTTTGCAAAATGTCATCGAGCGGGTGGACAAAGCCTTCCAGGGCTTCTTCCGGCGGGTCAAGCAGGGGCAAACCCCCGGCTACCCCCGCTTCAAGGGGAAGGAGCGCTACGACTCGTTCACCTTCCCCCAGGCCGGGACTACCGGGGTCAAACTCCAGGCGGGCGGGAAGCGGGTACTCATCTACGGCATCGGCTCGGTCAAGTGTAAGTTCCACCGCCCGCTCGAAGGAAAGGTCAAGACCGCAACGGTAAAGCGGGAGGGAGAACAGTGGTACATCGTTTTTACCTGTGAGGTGGAGTCCAGGCCCCTTCCCCCCAATGACCAGGCCATCGGGATAGACCTGGGTACCAACCCCCACTTCCTCATCACCTCGGAGGGGGAGATGGTCGAGGCCCCCCGATACTTTCAGAAGGCCCAGGTCAAACTTGCCAGAGCCCAACGCGGCCTGTCCAGGAAGAAGCGGGGTAGTTCTCGCCGTAAACAGGCCAGAAGGCGGGTTGCTAGGCTGCACCGCAAAATCGCCAACCAACGCAAAGACTTCCACCACAAGGTGGCAAGGAGGCTGGTCAACCAGTATGGCACCATCGTGCATGAAGACTTGAACATCCTCGGCCTGGCCCGCACCCGCCTTGCTAAAGGAGTGCTGGATGCGGGCTGGGCGGCTTTTCTGCAAATCCTCGCCTACAAAGCGGAAGAGGCTGGTAGGCGGGTAGTGGGGGTAGACCCCAAATATACCAGCCAGGACTGCCCGGTGTGCGGGCACCGAGAGCGGAAACCGTTGTGGGTCAGGGAGTTTCGCTGCTCGGGGTGCGGCGGCCACTTCCATCGGGATGTGGCTGCGGCCATCAATATCCTGGCCAAGGCTCGGACGGAGCCTTCGGGGATGGGTACGGCGTGGGCCGTCCCGTGAGAACCGAGAAGCCCCGTTCTTCAGAACGGGGAGTCGTCACGGGTAGTAGTGGGCGGGTCGTCGTACTCGCACCACAGGTGGATGTACCAGAAGTCCCGTCCCCTGACCAACTGCCCGCCCTGGATGCTTCTGGCAGTACGGAGCAAATGGAAAGGAGTTTGGTGATTCGTTTGTTGGGGCTGACCGTAACGCAGCCTCGTGGCTCGGGAGTGCTTTGCTGCGCTTTCAGGGCTTCCGAAAGCCCCTGACTTCCAGTCAGGGGGACCGTTACCTCTTTAATAGCTCAAACCCCGCCGCCAACACGCCCCCCAACAGCAGCCACACCACCGCCTGGATCAGCCCTGAGAACTGGCGCTGCGCCTCGATTTTGGCCTCGAGTCGCCCAATGGCTTGGTTGATCGCGGCCAACGCGGAGGGCAAGCCTTCGAGAGCCTCCAGCCGCCTGGAGTGCTCATCGAGCATAGCGGCGTGTCGCTCGTTGCCCCGTTCTAGGCGCTCTAGGCGGTCGTATATGCGTTGCATTTCTGGATCCACCCGCGCTTACCTCTCTGAGTTGATGCATGCAAATCGGCTCACCAGCGTATCCCCACTCCGATAGCCCAGCGCCAGGCATCCAGGCCACGCCCAGCTTCCACTGTGGCCCACCAGCCCGGCATGTATAGGCCTACGATGCTATATATGCCTATCTGAGCCGCCGGCCACGTGCGCCATTCCACACCCAAAGCAACTTCCAGCGGGCCTTGAGCCCAGACGATCTGCTCGGCATAGCACACCCCCCACAGCGGGGGGGTGTACACGACACGACACGCCGCACGACCACCTGCCAGGGCGCTACCGCAGACGAGCGCGATCAGAATCGGCATCAGAGCCCGCATCAGAGCCCCTCCACGAGAGCGGCCCTGCGGCCGTAGCACGGCCATAGAGCCCCAGCGCCGCCAGCGCAGTGATGATCCACTCCGGCACTGGGGGCAGCCCGGTGTACGGTGCCAGAGAGTTCCAGAGGCCGATAATACCGGCGATGAGCACGGCCCAAAAAGTTTTCGATTGCCAGAACGGTTTCATTTTTACCTCTTTTCTCCGCCCGGTTCTAGCGGTAGCCAGAACCGGAATAGCGGCCAGTTCAGCGAGCGTGGGGCAGGTTGCCCCACGGTGCCATTCCACTGGGGCTTGGCTTCCCAGTAGTCAGGGTCTATCAGGTAGGAGATTGGGAATGCTAGGCCCCAGGTGCGTAGCTGCCAGGCGTGGTTTATCTCGTGCTGGAGCACGTCTGGGGAGCATCCATCTTTTTGGTCTACAACGATTATTCCAATAGATATACCGCAGAGGTCGGGGCTAAGCGGGCGATAGTAGATAGGCACAGGGTCGAGGGCCAGTTCTAACGCAGCCGTAGGGCCAGGGAATGCGATAGAAAAGCGCACCTGGGCGGCTACATCCCAATCGTCTGCCGCGCCGTTGGCCCACATCCCAACGAGCAAAATGATGAGTTTAGTCAGGTCTATGAGCATCAGCCCTCCTTCTTCAACTCCCGATTCACACGCACCTGCGCCATCGCGTCGCTCTCGAGATTCACTATAGTGTCCCCATCCGCTATGTGTCTGCCGCTGGGGAGCCACAGAACCAGCCTAGACCGCGTGAAACGCCGCGTGGGAGACATGTTCTCGCGCAACCACTTCTCGGGGTCGAGGTAGGACTCGAGGATTTCGGCTCGATTCATGCCCGGCCAGTGGTCGGCAGGGCGCGCGCGCTTGCGTATCTCAAAATGCAAATGGGCTAGGAAGGGGTTTCGAGGGTCGCCCTTCCCGATGCTGCCCACCGGCTCACCGGCCCAGATAGATTGCCCCTCGGCCACACACACCTGATGCAGGTGCGCGTACTGGCTGGATACGCCTAGCGCAGCGTGCCAGACGAGCACGATGTTGCCCCACACGCGATGCCATTTGGCATGAAGCACGATTCCATCGGCTATCGCCACCACGGGGTAGCCCAGGTCGCCGTCCCCGCTGGTGCCGCTTAGGTTGTAGTCCACGCCGGGGTGTTCAGCGGGCGTGAGCCCGGCCTTTCTGCGCCACTCGGGGTAGCGGGGGTCGAGAAAAGCCGCGTCCAGTCGGGCTTTCTCTGGCTGAGGGAAGGGGTGAACAATCCTCATGGTTCGTCCTCGGGCTCTGCTGGCTCGGGCTCTGCCAGAAGCTCGAATCGGAGCGGCAAGGGCTCCCACCCTACCCACTCGGGCCAGGCAATATCATTTAGCGCCCCTACGCTTTCAACCTGCGCTATTGCCGTCTGCAGCGCCTTTGCCTCCCGCTCTAGCGCGTCCAGCGCGTCGTAGTAGGCAGTCAACTGCTCACGCTCGGCAGGGGTGATTCTGCCGAGCTGTAGTTTGACAGTCAGATCAGAGAAATTTGCTGGGCGACGGGATTCCTGGGCAGCAGTTAGGGCGTTTTTGATTTGAATGGCCGCCTCTTCCTTGGCAAGCTCGAGCCATTCAACCTCGAGTTTGGCTTGTAGCGCCTCGAGATTTATATCGTTGTGGAAGCCGCTAATTACGAGCGTGTCACCATCGTTTTGGCTGACGATGCCTGATTCGGAGTAGGGTAGCAGTTTGAATATTACGCTGTTCATAGTAACCTCCTATCTGATTTCCATCTCAGCCCAAGCTCCAAAACCCCGGTTAAGTGTTTCTGGTGAAGCCGCTAAATTAGTAAATCCGAATGTGACGGCACCAGCAAAAGAACCCGAAACTATAAGCGTGTTTACGTCACTTTCAAATACTGGATCTGATGCAGTCCAAGTGTTGGAGGTACTTATACGAAATCTCAGAGTCGCACCTATATACGAACGCACTCGACGAATGTATAAAGATTTTCCCGATGGAATATTGATAAACAAACTAACAAGAAAAATGGCACTATTAGCAGGAATTGAAATATCCTGCCCTGCAAATGCGCTCACCACAAACCTGTTCTGGTGGTCGTAGCGGCCAGAAATTTCGTTGACTATAACCCGCCCGCTATCACGCTCTGCCTTGAAAACCTCACCTAGAAAGTTGCCCGCATCATCATATCTCCATAAAAGAAAGTTTGCGCCCGCGTTACTGCCGCTCTCATTCCCCCCTAGGCCAAGGCCCCAGCGCAGGCCTGCAGTTCGCAGTTCTATATGGCGAGTCCCTGCTCCGGAGGTTCCCGCAGTGGTATTTGCCTGAGGCAAAGATAGCGCCCCGGTCATGGTGTCCCCGGCTTTGTTTACTGGGGTGTAGTTGCCAAAATATGGCTGCACACTATTTTTCATCGTGTTCAACTTCGCCGCCGTGATGGTATCTCCCGTCACCCAGTCGGTAAAAAATTGGTTTGCTGGCATGTTTCCTCCTTATAGAAAGGGGGCGTGGGGGTTTTCAAAACCCACCGCCTTTAGGGGTGGGAGTGTCAACCCGCGTCAGTATAGCCAACGCGAGCGTAACCCACGCGCCGTTCGGGTGGCGCAGATGTTTCTGTAGACGTGTCGGTTAGCGCCATTGTATCAGCGGTGGCCTCGAAGCGTTCGGGAATCTCGCCACCGACGCTCTTTATCTCGGGTCGTAGCAGAATCGCAATCACCTTTTCAAGTTCCTTTGCCATGATTCCTCCTAGCTGAGCGTTAGCGTCCATTCCACCGTGAGCGCCAGGGTGTTGTTCTTGGCCACGGCGAGCCCGGTTTTCTGGGCGACATAAACCGATCCGCTGGCGTTGGCGTACAGGCGGACTTCGTCGAACGTATACGGCTGCCCGCTGGGCTGCGTGGTGGGAACATACAGCACAGCCACCACGTTTGAACCCACTGCAATGTAGCGGTCGGTCAAATCGGCCTTGTAGCGCTCTACGCCGCCCGCCCACAGCCCGATTTGCGTCAGGCCCGGTGAATATGAGCGGTTTATCCCGTCATTCAGAAACAGGCTCGCCAGATAATCCCGTCCAGCAGGAATAATCGCATTGGGCTCGTCCACCACAACGACATCCCCAGCGCTGCTGTGCTGCGTGATTCGCACGTGTCCTTGCAATTTTAGATTCATCAGTACGTCACCTTCCCTAGCCGCTGCGCGCTGATAGTCCAGACGCGATAGTAATCGTTGGATTGAAAGCCGGTGTTTCCGCTCAAATAGCTCGGAGTCCGCAAACGCACCTCTCTGATTAGGAAGTCGCCACTGATGCCGAGCCGCGGGATATTCACGGTCTGCACCTGGCCCACGGCTAACCCCGGGCGTGTAGTGGTGTAGGTCAACCCTATCTCGGGCCAGGCCTGGTCACTCAGCGCAGCTTTTGCGACCTGGATCGCGACATTTCGGTCTTTGATGTCCTCGTTCACCACGATATGTTCCCAGGTGCCATACGCGTTGATGCTCTCGTTATCTCGTGCGTTGATAAGGATGGTCGATTCATAGCGATACTGAAATACGATACTCGCGCCGTTGGCGGGGGTAGGTGTGCCGGATGTGGCTTCGACAACGCGGTTTTCGTAATCTACCAACCACGACACAAGGCCGGGGTCAATCTGGTTCTTCTCGCCAACGGTCTGGGCCACGTTGTTGATGCTCATCGTGAGCGACCCTTTCACGATTCTCTGGCCCAGCGTGAGGCCGAAAACACGCGTGATGCCATCGCCAGTTACACGCTGCTGCACGAGGTTGCTTTGCACTGTGGCACCTTTCACGTATACCAGGTTGCGTATCTGCGACACATCGTCGATGTAGGTCAGGTTTGCATAGGGTGCGCTGGCAACGTATGGCGGGCTGCTGTCCTCGGTCAGATTCCAGGGCGCGTTGGGGTTGGCGGGCTGCCTAAAATAGACGTTTTTGTAGTAGTCAATCCACCACTCGTAGCCTACCGTTCTCGCCAAATCTTCGATTGCGTCGCCCACGGGCTGATAATTTACACGCCAATCGGCTACTACCGGGCCGCTTTGCACGTTGGCGAAGTTGAACCCGCCTACGAAGTCCACCAAATCGCTGACGATTGAGCCTGCGTTTTGGTTCTGGTAGCTGCGGGTCGCAAGCCGGCGGTTGAGCAGCGTTTGGTAATCCTGCGCCGTGATTTGCACCTCGATTTCACCGGTGCGGGAATCGCCCAGGAATGCTCGAGGCGCGTTGACGATTATCCCGCCAAACTCGCGCACACCGGCAATCTCGAGAATCACTTCCTGCGTAGGCTTGGGGATGCTCGATAGCTGCGCGTCGGTGAGCCGGAGGGTGAACTGCAACGTATCCACCTGGCTGGTGAGCACCGCGACCCGCTCGAGGGTCTGCCAGAGCACCTGATTCGAGCGGTCGACGCCTGCGATGGTGAGCGTCATTCCCACGGCTAGACTCCCATCAATGGCAGGCTGGCGCGGCTGATTTGCCGCAGGTTGTCGTACATCCGGCGGCCTACCTGCTCAGCTACCATGCGGCCATCAAGATAAACCTGCACGATAATCGGCTGCTGGCCGCTATTTCCTGCGCCCAGCACTAGCTCGCCCTGGCGGATAGCATCGGCAAAATTCCTAGGAATAATCATCTCGCCCTGGTGCACGATTGCTAGCTGGTCGGCTGGCACTGATGGCGTGCCCACATCGTATGAGTTCAGCACGCGCGATTTCAACGCTTCCAGGGCAGCAGTGCCAGCGGCAGCAGCCAGTAAAATAGGCCCCTGGGCCAATAGCGTAGCGCCAAGTGTTAGGGGTGCGTTGATTGCTGCTATAGCAATTTGAGCAGCGGCAGTCACGGCAATCTTGATTAGCTCCTGTTCTATGATCCCGATAAGCATCTCGCCAAAGGCTTTGAGCACATTGCCCTTGTGCTTGTCCATTAGCGCGCCAAATGCAGTTACGTATCCCGCCCAGGCTTTTAGCGCGCCAGCCGTGGTTTCGTCGGTATAGCGCGAGATTTCCCCGAGGGCTCCAGCCATCACATTAGCCATATTGGCCCAGCCAGAAGTCCACTGGTTTTTGGATAGATCGGTGATGGCGCTACCCAGCGAGCTCAGCGAGCCCACAACCGCGGTAACAATGCCCTGGACGCGCTCGCGAACGCCTGGCAGCGCTTTATCAATCCCTTGAGTGAGACCCTGGATCAAAAACACGCCAATAGCGGCCATCTCAGTTGAAGGGGATTTGATTCCTAGCTTTTCCTTCCACCACCCGATAAATTCCGAACCCATTTTGGAAACGCGTTCTTTGACGTCTTTCCAGCGTTCCTCAAGGCCTTTCCAGAAGCCATCAATGATGTTTTTGCCGACCTCGATGATGCCGTCCCACCAGACTTTGAAACCCTTGCGGAAATCATTCCAGCGGTTCACGAGAAACGCTGCAGCGCCAGCAGGGCCACTCATCGCGGCATTCCAGCCGTTTTTGAGCGCATCCCAGATGGTTGCTCCAACAGCTTGCACTTCTACTGCGAGTTTTTCCCACGTGGCGCGAATGGCGGTTACTGTAGCGGCCCAAAGATTTTGCACCGTTGCCACAACGCCAGCAGCACCGTTCAACGCGGCGTTTATTCCCGACCTGAGCGCATTCCAGATGGCTATCCCTGCCTCTAAAAAAGGCCCGAATATCGCCTGCTTGGAGAAAAACGCCTTGACATTGGGGATAACCGTTGAATCCCACCACCCCACCAGCGCATCGGCAACTTTAGCGGGGTCGGCCCCCAGAATCAGCTTGAATAGCCCGGTGCCGAAATCAGCAAATCCCGCTGAGAGCTTTCCCCAATCCAGCGCGGCCAGGCCCGATAGCGCCTGCAGGAGCCCTAGTAGGATTTGCTGCACGCCTTCGACCTGCTTAGATTGCGCCAGTTGCGATAAAAAGCCGTTCCAGGCCGCAGTGAGTTTGGATTTGATATTTTCGTCAGTAACGGCTGCTGCTCTATCTAATGCGCCGCTGTAGTTTTTGAGCGCTTCCTGTGCGGCCTCGGAGAACTGACCCACCGCGCTGGCAGCCAGCGCCATGTCCTCGCCCACGCGATTGCCAAATAGGAAGTTCAGCGCGGCGATTTCCTCCTCGCTGAGTTTGCCGTCCTTCATGGCGTTCTTCAGCGAAGACATAATCAAATCCCCGATTTTAGCGCCCTCGTTCTGGATAGTCTCGCGGCTCAGGCCCAGCGTTTTGAAGGCCTCGAGGGTGGCCTTGTCGGGGTCTTCTCCGCTTTTCCAGGCTTTGCGCACCTCAGCGATTTTTTCGCCAAAAGTTCGGAGTGCTGCAGCAGCGGCGTTTACATCGCCGCCACTTGCACCGATAGACGAGAGGAAGATCAGCAGTTGATCAAAGTCTTTGAAATACGTGCGTCCGGTTGCCCCAAGCTCGGCCACCGCGCCTGCCAACGATGCAGGGCTGATGCCCACGGCGTTAGCTACTGATAGGGTTTTATCGGCAATCTCTCGAAAAGCCTTATTTGCATCGGCGTTGGGGCCGAAATACAGCAGAATGAGTTTGCGGAAATTTGAACCCGCTTCATCAATCCTCTGACCGGTCGCGTCGCGCCAGTCTAAAAGCAGTTGTGCCAGGCCGTCCTTGTCTTTGGGGTTGAATATCCGGAAGGCGGTCTCAACGGTCTTTACTGCCGCGACAATATCCTCAAATGGGTTATCGTTTTTGCCTGCAAGCGCCAGAATACTATCCCGCAGCTTGGGAATATCCTCGATGCCTTGCCCGGTCATCCCTGCGATACTCGAGGCGGCCTCGTCCGCAGCCGCCCAAACCTGGTACAACGCGGCTCCGACGATAGCCCCAGCGCCAGCCAGCCCTAGCAGCCCTGCGCGGGCAACCTGAGCCCCCAGCGCGAGCCTGCGGTTTAGCTGCGTGCCTGCATTCTGCGCTGATTTTTCCGTATCGCGCAGCTGCTCGCGCACCTGCTTGAGCGCAGGCCCGGCCTGGTTTTTGGCCGCGATTACTAGATTAATGACATTATCGATAGCCATTAGCGCCGCCTCGTCTGTGCGCGTTTGAGTTCGTCATGGAGCTTTTTAGCCTCATCGTCCTCAGCGCGCCAGGTCGGTAGGAATGTCTGCATGTCAAACGCCAGATGCCACGGCTGCCGGTCATCGAGGGCTTCGCTACCCCAAATCAGCACGCTCGGAAGCGTGCGTGTTTCTCGTGCTAGCCGAATCAGCGCCGCCCGCAGCGGGTTGCCCTTCTCCAGAAATTCCTTGAAATCGAGGGCCGCCCACCTTCGGCTTGGGGGTCAGGGCCATAATGGCCTCGACGAGCTCGGTCTGCAGCTCGGGCGGGATGAGGGCGACATTCACCTCGCCTTCGCCTAGTAGGATTGCCGGTTTATCGACATGGCGATAAATCAGAATGCCGCCGTCGGGGGTTTTTTCGCCAATCAAGCCGCGCTCGAGCATCATCTTGGCAGTGCGCGCACCGCGCATGGCAAGCGCTGGATTGCGTAAAATCTCGCGCATCGCTTTTTCCTTGGCCTCCTCGGGCTCGAGCGGCTTGCCCTCATTATCGTCTTCCAGCAGTATTGCGGTCAAATCTGGCAGGAGCCCCTCGGTGATGAAGAGCTCCTGCATATCGACCCGCTGCAGGATGTAGGTTGTGCCGTCGGAGGCCAGGTACTCGCGGCTGGACTCCTGTTTGATGCGTTGAGTTAGACTCATCGGGCTCCTAGTAGCTGGCGGTGCTGTTGACGAGGACGGCCTGCATAGCGCGGCTGGTAGCGGTATCGTACTCCGCCGAGAGGCTGAACGGCAGCGTAATACGCCCCTCGCCGCCCACGTTGGGGCTGCCGTCAAGGTTCTTCATCGCGGGGAAAGTGAGTGTTAGCTTGGGGCTCGCGCCCTGCGACCACTCGAACGACCAAGGGGTGTTGCCGAACGCGAGAAAATCGTTGTACAGCGTGCTATTGTCGAAATCGGCTGAGCCACTGACCTCGATGGTACGCACGCCGTTCCAAGCTACTCGAGTGATGATTCCGCCGTTATTGTTGATAGTACGCACGCCCTCGATGTTGTTGCTGATGGCGATGGAGATATCCTGCAGCGAGGCGAACGCTGCGGAGTTGCGCTGCACCACCGCGTCCAGCGTAAATGGCGTATCAGTTGGGAGCGTCACGGTCGGCGCGCTGGGGCTGTCGTAGTTGGCCCCAATCCATTGAGCTTCGAAGGTCAGCATCCCACCTTTCGCGAACGAGAGCGTGAGCGACTGGCACACGCAGCCGGAATAGCGCTGGATGACCCCATCACGACCAACAGTAATCGAGTACGGTGGCAGCGCAGCATCAGTAGAAAAACGACCTTGCGCAGGGGTAAACGTGTGGGTGTAGGGGCCGGTGCCGGTGGTGGTGGGGGCTCCTAGCGCAGCGCGTAGGAGATGGCCGATTAGGCTGGGGTACACCGGGCCGCTGAAGCTTCCGCCAATGGTAATCAGCCCCTTATAGCGGGGGCTCTGGTCGAGAATCCCGCGAATCTGAGCCTCTGCGATGGGCTCAATCGAGACTTTCAGGCTCTCGCTGGAGAAGGGGAAAAACGCACTGGCTGCGACCGGAGTATTCCAGGTCGTCTCCTTGGCAAGACCCAAAAACGAGAGTGCACCGACTCTACTCATGTTTTACCTCCTGATTGTCGGGGCCTTCAACGGCCTCAAACGTTACGCCTAGCTGCTGCAATGGATCGCCAGGCAGATCGGCCACGCGATGAATCGAGCCCGGCTCGAGGATGCCATAGCCCATCACGCCGCGCGGCTCGGGGTGAATCCATCGCACGTACTCGATGGTTTGCGGGGTTTCGGGTTTATCGGATTTTTTAGCCATAATCACAAAACTCCTTCGGGGATGCCCCGTCTCTTCAGAGCGGGGAGGAAGTGAAGGGCGGCGTGAATACGCCGCTGGATACCCCGCAAGCTACTGGTTGGATAGAGTGACATTCTGTGGTATACTCCTTTCGTGCAGCAGGTGCTTACCGTAAAAATTAGGCTGGCTCCGACCCCAGAGCAAGAAATTGCTTTGAGGTCTACGCTGGTCGCGTTCGCGGATGCCTGCAACCACATCCATGCGGCTGTGCCTGAGAACATCAGAAACAGCGCACGCATACAGCAGTTGACCTACAAAGATGTGCGGGAGAGGTTCGGACTGAGCGCCAACCTCGCGGTAAGGGCCATCGCTCGGGTGAGCATGAACCGCAAGGCCGCAAAAGAGTTGGGTGGGAAGGTTAAGGCGTTTAAACCCACGTCGGTGGACTACGACGCGCGCATCTTTGACCTCCGTTTGCGGGATGAGACTGCTTCTCTGAGCACGGTCAAGGGTCGGCTTCGGGTTGACCTTCGACTCTCCAAATACCACCTCCAAAAACTGCAAGGTACTCAACCCACCAGCGCTACGCTGGTGGACTCCAAAGGCAAGTTGTGGCTCCATGTGCAGGTCAAGCGGGATGTCCCCCCGACAGCCGAATCCCAAGAGGTCGTCGGGGTTGATCTGGGGAGAAACGACATCGCTGTGACCTCCACGGGTAAAAGCTGGTCGGGCAAAGCGGTGACAAAGGTTCGCGACCGCTTTGCCAAGACCCGCCAGATGGTGCAGAAGAACCGCTCGAAAGGCACACGCAGTACCCGCCGCCGTGCGGGTCAACTGCTGCAACGGCTGTCGGGCAAAGAGCAACGTTTTCAGAAACACGTGAACCACGTGGTCAGCAAGGCCATCGTCTCGGAGGCTCAAACCCTGAGCGCGGCTATCGCACTCGAAGACCTGACGGGCATTCGAGAGCGAACCAACAGCCAGCCCAGAAGCTCCACTGAGCGCCGCCGCAGCAACAGTTGGGCTTTCCACCAACTGCGCAGGTTTGTGGAGTACAAAGCGGCTCTGGCTGGGGTGCAGGTCTTCCCCATCAATCCCGCCTACACTTCTCAGACCTGCCACTGCTGCAAGCACATTGGCAAGCGGCAGGGCAAGCGCTTTGAGTGTGGGAACTGTGGCTATGTTGGGGATGCTGACCATAATGGCGCTCAGGTGATTCGTTTGTTGGGGCTGACCGTAACGCAGCCTCGTGGCTCGGAGTTGCTCTCGTGCATCTTCAGGGCTCCTGAAAGCCCCTGACTTCTAGTCAGGGGAACCGTTACCTCAGAGCAGATTTTCGACTATAACGGCCTCAAACTCGATGCGTCGGGTGCCGACGATAGGCGTGCCCAATGGGCTAGGCACCTGACGCACATTACGCATTAGCAGTTTTTCATTGAGCAGGCCGCCTAGCGTGCGGTCAGATGTAATCGCTGCTCGAGTAGCCATCACGAGCCGCCATAGTCGCTCGTTTGAGGCATCCAGGTCAGGCTCTTGCAGACTCACGTATACCCCGACCTGCAGCCGCAAGCCGTTGAGGGGGAATCCCGGTCGGCCTGGCTCGTCCACGAGCTCGAGGATATTGACGTGGCAGGCAGGCCAATCTTCGCAGTAGGGGAACTCGCGCAGCGTGATGTCGCCAAATCCGGCCCACCACCCGCCCAGAGCAGGCGAGCCCGGCGCTAAATCGGGCCAGTTGGCTATCTGGCGGACGATTTGCTCTTGCACATCCCACGGGCTAGCCATATTTGGAAATCTCCCGGATAGCGCGATTAGCGCGCCTATCTAGCTCGCTTTGCCCAGCGCGGCGGCGTTTGCGTTCCTCGACGATTTTCTTCGAGAGCCACGAGTTTACCATTTCGTCCATGCGCTGCACGGCCTGAGGCGTGAGGTACATAGCCTGCCGGGGGCCGCCTTGCCCGGCCCCGGCGTAGCGCGGATAAACTCGAGCGCTGCCAAACTCCACGTAAGCGGAATCTTTGCCGATGCGATATTCCTCGATGGTGTAGGCGGTGCCGGTGGTGAGGTCTTTGCGGAAATCGCCTGTAAGTTGCAGAATATCGCGAGGATGCGCGCTGGTGCGCTTGATGATGCTAGCCAGATAGCGCGCACTGAGGGGCTGCCAGGGAGGATGTCCCGCGCCACCGTTGCGACCTCCAGCGTGCGCCTCGAAAATCTCCGGCTGCACGGTAGTGCGGTAGTACTGCACGAGTTGCTTTAGCAGCGGCTCGAGCTGGGAAAGCTCCTCTCCGATGGCTTGCAGGAAATCAGCGGTCTGTCTCGCAGGGAAGGAGTACTCGGTCGAAATCATAGAGATGACCCCCGGAAACCCAGCGGCTTTAGCCCTGGGATTGTTACTTCTCAAACTCCTTCCCGCTGGCAGGGTTGTGGTAGTTGCCGAAATAGCCTGAATTGGGCTGCACGATTCGCGCAGCCGATTTCTGTTTGAGGCTCGAGAACATGGCCTTAGCGCGGTCGGTGGCGGTAATGCCATAGTCGCCGAGCCTGTCCAGCGCGGCGATGAACGTGGTGCCGTTTTGCAGCGCCTTTAGCTGCGCTCTGGCGCTAATGCGATAATCGGCGGCGGCGCTGCGTTCCTCCTGCGGCTGAAATCCACGCACCGGGTCAATCAGATACGCCGCTGCTAGCATCATCACGATTGGCCCTAGCGCGGTGTCTGCGGGGTCTAACACGCCAGCGGGTGAAGTGATGTTGCCGCTGGAATCGCGTGTATACGCGGGGATATTGTAGAGCGCGGCCAGCGCACCCCGCACCTCAGCACCGGCGGTGAGGATGTGCTCCTTCGCACGGTCGCGTTTGAGCGCGTCCCATTTTACGTAGTCCTGCTCAATGTAAAGTGCGAGTCGCTGTGCGCTGATAATCATTAGCTACTCCGGGGCCGACCACGGCGGCGCGATTCGGTGGTGGGGTCGGGTTCGGTATCGGTTTCAGATTCGATGGGTGCGGTCTGGGAGTCCTGTTCGGTTGCCTGCTCAGATTCCTGTTCGAGCTCGAGGATAGCCCCCAGTTCCAGCAGGTTTCGAGCCGCGTCCTCCTCGAGCAGCACGGTCTGGCCACCCTCGTAGCGCTCGCCGTTATGCAGCAAGACGCGTGTGGGGTCTACTCGATAGCGTTTTTTCATGGTGACCTCTGTAGGGTTGTAGCGGCCCCTAGTAGGGGCCGCCAGCTATTACACCACGGCGTTTTCGAAGAAGAATCCCGCGTCAGGCGCGATGATTTTCTCGTCGCTGTTCCACGCGACTTTGGTGAATAGCGAACCTTTCACCCCGCGTTTGTAGTCAACCTCCTGGTATACGTTACGCTCGGTTTCGACAAACGTAACGCCAAAGGTGAGGGTTTTCACGCCAGGGTTCTCCTGCACGCGCAACAAAGCGGCGTGTTTACCCCAAGCGCGTACCAGGTTGGGGGCCTGGCCGATGTTGGCAGTATTCACGCGACGGCGACCCACGAGCACGCGCTCGATGCCAAAGTCGCTAAGGTATTGCTGCAGCTGCTGCACGGTAGCGCCAGCCCCGGCAACGTTAGCGTTGCCGCCAAGAGGGAACAGCCGGGCCGCCACTTTGGGATGGCGACGCATTACGCGCCAGGTGTCCGCGCCTAATACCAGCGTGTTGGGGGCTACGGTAAGGCTGTCGGCCGCGTCCTCGATGGCCGCCAGCGGGTCGGAGTTGGTGTAATCGCTCCACTGGCTGGTGCCGGAGAGCGTCACCTTGTTGCCGGTGGGGTAGGTGGCCGCGCTGAACACCTTGGCCGCCACGCGTGCTTCCTGCTGGTTTTCTAGGGCCTCCGAGAGGTTTTCCACTTCATCGCCAGCGGGGTCGAGGGGGTCGTCAGCGTTTTCTACGGCCTCGAGGGGAATCCAGCTTCCCAGGCCGTGGTCTACCACGCTGTAGTTGTCGGTGGACAGTTTCCACTGGGCCTCGTTGGGCATGGCGTTGGGGGCCAGGGTGTCGTTAAAACGCTGGAACGCGTTGGCCTTGTCGAAGATGTAGTACTTGTCCGAGCGCTTCTGAACGCGCTTGATTGGCAACACCTGCCGCCAGATGGTCTCGGCGTTGGTGTATTTGATGGCCAGGTCGTTGAGCGCCTGCTGAATGTGAACGTCGTTGGGGTTGTACATGTTAGGCATGGTTTCTACCTCCTATTAGCCTTGGATTCGTCCTGGGGCGATTTGAACGTCGATGAGGTCGCCCGCGACACCAGATTCCTGAGCAATGCCCACGATCCAGGCGTTGACTCCTGCAGCGGGTGCAGCGGCTACGCCCTGCCCGCTGGCGTTGCTGGTGATGGGGTCGCCCGCGCTGACGGTGCCGCCGAGTTTAACGCGAGCTATACCAGCCACTTGAATGGTAGCGGTCTGCCCAGCCGCTGCGTCGTAAAGCGCCACGCCAGTAAGAGCAGCGGTAGAGCCGCTGGCTACGGCGACCTTTCCGCCGGCCACAGGCCGGACAATCAGGTTCTCGCCAACGCCGCCAGTGTCGGCTATTCTAGCGATATTCAGCAGTTGTTCCATAGTTTTCTCCTCCTAGTTCTCGCGCAGGTGCGGGTATTTGCGCCGTGCTGCGAGGTACAAGTCTTTGCGCCGGTAGTTACGTTTTCCAGCTTTTTGCCACTCTGCCTCAACCTCGGCTACAGCCTGCTCGAGGGTGATGCCGCCGGGGTCGGTGGGTTTGCCGGTGCGTTCACCGGCGGGCACCAAGCCAACGCGGGCTAGCTCCATAAGGGCCTCGATTGCCGCTTTGCCGGGGGTGAGGTGTTGCTCCCGCCCGCCACGTGCGAGCTTGATGGTGGGTTTGGCCTCGTAGTCGGCCTCGAGCAGGAGGCGCACCAGCCCGATCACGCTCGGGGGGATGCGGGCCTGCTCCAGGGCGGCTAGCGTGGCCTTCACCTCAGCATCGTATTTCTCGCGCTTGAGGCGGACGATTTCCGCTTCACGAGCTGCTAGCTCACGTTGTAGCTGCGTAGCTCGAGAGGGCCGTAAGTCAGTGAGCCGGATGGGCTCCAGATCGGGGATGTAGGGTCGATTAGTAAGCGCGCCACCGAGCAAAGCGCTGCCTACGTCCTGGCCGGTGCGCTGGTCGAGGAGGGAATCCACCACGGAGACGCTGAACCAACTCCACTCTTTGTTTTTGATGCCCTCCAGCGCGCGGGGGGTGAACTCTACTAAAGCGTAGACGCGGCTCCCTTCAAGTTTCAAATCTTTGATATAGCCCGAGGCTTTCTGCATCTCGGGGGGCAGATTCTCGTCCATCGCGTGGCCGTAGTCGGTCGCTATGCACGGCCGCCCGTTCTCGCATCGTCCGCCCATCACACCGCGCTCGAGATTCGCTTTCCATTGGCGGAAATGCTCCTCGGTAAACACGATAGTGCCGTACTCGGGATGTTCGTACTCGCCCAAGTTGACGATATTCACCCACACCTCGTTATTGGTGTTGGCACTTTCGAGCAGACGCGGCCCAATGAGAGACAGCAACGCCCGACGGCGAACCTGGACGGGTTGAGGGGGCGGCGAGGGGGGTTCCTCCGGCTCCTGCACGATCTGTTCGGGCTCACCCAGCGTGGCATTGCCATCGGCGTCAACCGTTACCGGGACGCGCCAGATAGTCTCCACGCCCTGATCGTCGGTGACCGAGATGGTAACGCTCTCGGCATCCTCCCCCAGGTACTCGTGATTCGGGTAAAGTTGTAACGCGTTTTGAGCCGCTTCGTATAGGGGGCCAATGGTAGGCTGCGGGGCCTCCGTTGGAGCGGCTTCTAGGGGGGTTGTAGCGGCCGTAGGAGGCATTGGGGCGGGCTCGGGGGCATCGTCCGCAGTGGCGTTGACCTTCTTCATCAGCGCTGCGATAGCCGCGATGGTGTCCACATCCCCCGCAGCGTTGGCCGCGTCAAGGGCTTGTTGTAGATACTGTAGAATTTCACTCATGCTTACCTCCTGCTAGGTGGGCCTCCAGGCTCCTGATGTACTGGATAATCCCGTCTAGCGCTTTTGCGATATGTGGCGCACCCGGCCCGGCAAATGCTAAAAGCGTAGCCACCGGGCGCTGGTCTTGCGAGAGCGCCACTTTTACGGCAGTGCCCAGCGGAGATTGCTGCTTTTTCTGCTCGGCCTCTTGCAGGCTCAGTAGCAGCACTCTGCTGCACAGGTCTACCCGCACTTCGAGGGGTAGAGCCTCGAGCAACTGCGCCGCCCGCTGCACCTGCTGCTCAATCTGGATTTTTTCTAGCGTGTCTACCATGGCTCCCTCAGAACAAATCGGCAATGCGGCGCTGCCATTCGCCGGTCTCGGGGTTGTATTCCTCGAGCCAGCAGCGGCAGTTCCAGCCGCACTGACTGGTGCCGTCGCCCGGGATGGCGGGAAGCTGATTTACGCTGTCGTACTCCCCAGCCCAGGCCAGGCAATCAGGGCAATGGCTGGCCTCGTTGTCGAGTCGCCAGCGGATTTTGGTGGCTCTGCCAGCGGCTTCTAGCTCGCGCCGGTGGTCAATCCAGCCGCCTAGCAGCGTTGACCAGTACTGACCACCGGCGGCGCGGGTGATGAGGCCCATGCGGATGCGGATAAGCCCGTCTAGCTCGCCTGGGTCTACTTCGGCCTGGATGATGTCGGAAAACAGCTTGTTTTTCAGTGCAGGCAGCACCTCCTCTTTTATGGTTTTTTCGGCCTGGGCCATACGATCGGCCAGAGCCGCGAGGGCTTGAGGGGATAATGCATCTCCGTAGCCAGCGCCGTGCGCCTCGGGTAGGTTGGCGCGATACGCGCTGAGGATGCGTCGCTCGAGTTCGGCTATCTGCTCGTCGAGCAAAGCCGCTGCGTTGTCCGGCGTTGCGCCTCTGAGCGCCCGCGCTGCCACGGCCAGCCATTCATCGTAAACCTCAGCTACAGCCTGCTGGAACTCGGCGGCCATCGTCTCCCAGGTGCGGTTGTAGCGCGGTTTACGCACGCCGGGGATGTCTTCGAAGCGCACGCGGGGGCGGGGGCGGCGTGTGAACGCCTGCCGCGTAATCTCGTCTACGCCATCGGGCGTGTCAGCAGCGCGGGTTTCGCGCACCGTGTCGGGCTCGCTTGAGGTTTTCAGGGGCACTTTTAGCTCGTTAGCGATGGCCTCAATATCGAACTGCGGCGCGGGGCCGTAGCCCTGCAGTAGAGGCGGTAAAATCGTGCTTTTGAACAAATCCTGCAAAAATGCCTTGTTGGAGTTGCTCAGTTTGGTAGGGGCAAAAACAGCGTCGGGCACGCCCGGGCCGAAGTTGTAATCGATTAGAGGCCTGGCCCAGCTTTTCGCGATGGCATCGAGCAGTTCCTCGAGCAGAGCTTCCTCGCTCATCAAGAAGAAGTCGGCCAGCGATTCCACCATGTTGTAGGCCCCGCCCCCGGTGGCGGTGGTGGCGGCGATTTTTTCCGGCACGAACATGGCTCTGAGCTTCTTCAGGTCGAGGTGGTCGATGTAGGTTGTAAACTCGCTCTGCTTATTCGGGCCTTGCAGATATTCCAAATCCCAGCCGCGCTCGTAGCGAATCGAGCCATCGGATTGCTGCACGGCCTGGAGCGGCAGCACCGCAGCCGCTCCCGAGCGGCTTTCCTCCGCAAGCCTTGCGGCAGCCTGCTGGTTGGGGTCGGTAATGGGCGCGTTCGGGTCGCCGGGGTCGGTAGGCTGGGGGTTGGGCTCGTAGAAAATCTTGCGCTGGGGGATGGACTGGTCCTCGAAGTAGCGGTTGGCAAACTGATAAATGAGTTGCTGCCACCACCATGGCACATAAGCGCGGCGGGTGCGGGGGTTGCCGTAGCGGTTGCCGAACTCGAGCCCGTGCGTGTAAATCAACGCCTTTTCCTCAGGGACTTCTACAACGCTATCCGCGCCTGCGATTTGTTTGAATCCCATCGGCTCGCCACGCGGCCCGGTGTCAATTTGAATGCCCGCCGGGTGCATCGCTTTGATGCGCTCGTAGACTACGGCTCGAGCTTGCCAGAGCACTGCACCGCTAGGGTCGGCAATGGTGCGGTCTGCATAGGCAAATAGCTTCTCAGCCGCTACAAAGCCGTACTCGAGCGCGGTCAATAGGTCGCGCATAAGCTGCATGCGCACGCGGTCGAACTCGTTTTGCAGAAACTCGCGCACCACGCGGTCAGGGTGCTGAAACTCGGGGCGCACGGTGAGAACCGGCAGCTTGATAATCTCGAGCGCTGCGCCAATCTGCGGGTCAAGCGCCAGCCGGGTGAGGGTCTGGATAGAGAGGCGCTCGAGGCCACCATTGCGCGGGTCAACTACCTGCGTCAGCGCCCGCCCGGCCCCCGACACGTGGGGGTCTTGGCGGCCGGTGAGCTCGCCCGGGGGAGGCTTAGCCAGCTTCTGGGCGGCGGCCAGTACCACAGCAGCACGGCGCTCGCC